TACAAGGAATAAATATGGAGAAGAAACTAAAACTTATGCTACTCTTTATACATTGTGGGCAAAAGTAGATTGGAAAAGTAGCAACAGAAAAGAAGAATCTCAAGAACAAACAAACAGAACGGATGTTATTTTTTATGTGAGAAATTTGGGGGTTGGTATTTCAACAACTTACAGAGTTGATTTTGAAGATAAAATTTATATCATTCATGGGATTAAAGAAATAGATGGAAGAGAACAATTTTTGGAATTAGAAACAAGAGTAAAAGATAATCAATAATGAGTGGAGTTAGTGTAAAAGCACAAGGGTTAAAAGAGATTGACCAAATGTTCAGACAACTTCCAAAACAAGTTGGACAAGATAAGATTTGGGGAAGATTTTGGAGAAAAGTTTCTAAGCCATTAAAAGAAGCTGCTGCTGGAAATGTTAAAGATGCACCAAAAGACATTCCTTATCCACCAGACACTTCTTTAAAAATAAGAAAAGGGACTTTAAGAAAATCTATACAGTTTTATAGAACAAGAGCTTCAAAACAAGTATATGGGGCATATATAGGTCCAAGAGTAAAAGGAAAATTTGCAAAAAATAAAGGGGGATATTTTGGAGCTTGGGTTGAATATGGACATAAAATAAAACATAAAAACAGTATGACCAAAGATAATCCATTTATGGAAAAAGCTTTTAAAAGTAAAAGCGGAACAGTTTTGTCAAACGGATTTAAAGATGCTGAAAAAATATTTGTTAGTGCAGTAAAATCACACGAAAAAAGATTAAAAAAATACGGAACATTCGGATATTAAATGGACATAGGAAAGGCAATATATAAAATTTTAAATGATAACATAGCAGTGTCATCAATGGTGGGAACAAGGATTGCTCCAAATGTAATGAAGCAAACCTCAGCATTTCCTTTTATAGTCTATGATGTTTCATCAGATGAGCCTGAGGGACAAAAAGATTCTGTTGCTTTATTAGATACTGCAAACATAATGGTTTCAGCTTATTGTAAAACATACTCAGAAGCTTCTAAACTTGCTAACTATATAAGAACAGCACTTGACAGAGTAAATGGAGTTTATAACGCTGTAAACATTCAAGCAATTGATTTTGATGGTTATGATGATGTGTTTGATGATATGAGTGGAAGTGATGGGATATATAGAAAATCCTTAAACTTTAATATTAGAATCATAAATTCATTCAACAATATTTATTCAACTCATTTTGATGGGGTTGATGATTATGTTGCATTGGGAGTTACTGGAATGAGTTCAATAAAAAACACAGGTTCATTTTCGGCATGGTTCAAATTGGAAACAGTTTCAGCTTCAGGAAATATATTCCAAACAAGAGTAGACTCTAATAATAACATCCTTTTGTATTATAATGAAGGAACAGACCAATTAATTGCAAATTATAAAGCGGGGGGAACTCCAAATAATGCACTTACAAGTGATAGCATTGAGGGGGATGGTTTGTGGCATCATGCATGTTCTACTTGGGATAGTTCAGGGAATATAAAACTTTATTTAGATGGAGTTTTAAAAGATACTACTGCAATTAGTGGAACATTTACAGGAAGTTTATCAACAGCCTCTATAGGTAGTAATTCTGTTGGGGGAGGATTTTGGAAAGGAAATATTGATGAAGTAGTTATATTCAATAAAGAATTAGATTCAACAGAGGTATCAAACCTTTACAATGATGGTTTGCCATTTAATCCTAAACCAATTGCAAACATGAAAGGTTATTGGAAGATGGGAGATGGAGATTTAGTTGGAAATTCAATTGCAACATTCCCAACTATTGTGGATGAAACAGGCAACAACAATGGGACAATGACTAACATGACATCAACAGACTTTCAAGCTGATGTTCCAGAATAAAGATATGGAAAAAAAGTATGTTATAATAAATAAAGAAATGGTTGAAGCGGTAGATTTCAAGCAAGTTATTGAAACATCAAAATCAACTTTAAGATATAGTTTAGATGGGAGTAAAACAATTCTAAAATTTGTGGGAGATATACCTCCTTTTTTAGATGGGGAACAAGTTTATTCTCATAGTGAAATAATTGAAACAATCAACAATCCTGATAATGGTTGGATTGACTTAAATGAATAAAATATGAAATTTGAATTAAAAAAAGATTACAAAGTAAATGAACATAAAACACTGAAGGCTGGACAGGTAATGGATGTTACACAAGAATTCTATATATGGCTAGAGGAAAATGGTTATGGTAAAAAACAAAAAATAAAAGAGAAGAAATCAAAAAAAGCTCAAGAAGAGCAAAAAAATAAATAATAACAAAATAAAAAAAATAAAATTATGGCAGTTCAAGATGGACAATTAAATGGAACGGAGCTAGGAGTTTATATAGGTGGAACTCTTGTAGCTTATTCAACAAGCGCAACTTTAAACATAAATCAAAGTTTGCGTTCTACAACAAACAAGGAAAGCAACGGGTTTGAGGAGAATATGGAAGGATTAAGAAATTGGGATGTAAGTGTTGACGCTCTTTATGCATGGTTAGACCCTGCTGGTTCAGCAATATCAAATAAAACTTTAAGTGATATATTCACAGGATATATGGCTACAAGAGCAAAGTTTGATTTAACTTTTGGAAGCACAAGCACAACAGGTATTGGATTTACAAAATACACTGGTTCGGCTTGGTTAACTTCAGTAAGTGTTACAGCACCTATGGAAGATACAGCAACTTTTAGTTGTAGTTTTCAAGGAACTGGAGCTTTAACTCAAACAATAGATACAACTCCGTAACAACAACTTTTAGAACCTGCCTCCCTGTTTTCTTTTCTGAGTAGGGGGGTGGGTTTCTTTTAATATCAGAAAAGACAAAATACTTAGAAAATGAAATATGAAATATTAGAGATTGGAGAACACAAAATGCCAATCAGGTTTGGTTTTAATGCATTAAGAAAATACAGCGTAATGACTGGAGCAACAATGAATGACTTAAATAAATTATCAGAGGGAAAAATGACTTTCAATGATGCCTTTAGTTTAATTTATTGTGGTTTGGAAGATGGTTACAGAGCAGCAAAACAACCATTCCATTATTCAATAGATGATGTAACAGATATGTTTGATGGACACATGGACTGTATGGAAAAAGCTTTTGAAATATTAGGAAGAGCAATGGTGGGAGATGAAGAAAAAAAGTTAAAAGCCAAGAGAGCAAAGAAGAGCTAACTTGGCGAAAACTTGAGAGGATAGCATTCGGACAATTGGGAATGAATGTTGATGATTTTTATGATATGTTACCAAGAGAGTTTTGGAACAAGGTTGATGGGTTTTATGAGTTGGAGAATATGAGGCAGAGAAGTGATTGGGAAAGAACAAGATGGAGCACCTGTTTATTATTAAACATCCAGCTTTCAAAAGGTAAGAGTTTAAAGCCTCAGGATTTAGGCAAATTTGAATGGGAGAAAGATACAATGAAAATTGATTTTGAAGATTTGAAAAATAAAGCAGAATTATATAAAAAAAGAATAGAACATGGCAAGTAAAGCAATTGGATTTTTAAATTTCAAGTTTGGAGCTGATTTAGGTGGATTTGATAGAGCAATGAAAAAAGCTCAAAAAAATCTTAAAAGGTTTGGAAAAAATATAGAAAGAACTGGAAAGAATTTAACTACCAGTTTAACACTTCCAATTGTTGCTTTAGGGGGTGCATCCACTAAGGTTTTTATGGATTTTGAACAAGCAATGCTTAAGGTTGAAGCTGTTTCAGGAGCAACAGCAGGACAAATGGAAATGCTTACTGAAACTGCAAAACGATTGGGAGCAACGACAATGTTCAGTGCTTCCCAAGTTGCAGAATTACAATTGAACCTTTCAAAACTTGGATTGACTCCTATAGAAATAGACAAAGCAACTGAATCAATTTTACAACTATCTCAAGCAACAGGAGAGGATTTGGGAGAAACAGCAACAGTTGTTGCTTCTACAATGAGAGCTTTTGGATTAACAGCTGAAGATACACAAAGAATAACAGATGTTATGGCTGATTCTTTTAGTTCAACAGCTTTGGATTTAAATAAATTTTCTACAGCTATGGCAACTTTAGCTCCAGTTGCAAAAGAATCTGGTGTTCAAATAGAACAAGCTTCTGCATTGGTTGGGGTTTTAGCGAACAATGGAGTTGATGCTTCTACAGCGGGAACAGCTTTAAGAAATATTTTCTTAGACCTTGCGAAACAAGGTATGTCTTTGGATGAAGCTATGATTGCAATAAATAACTCAACAGACCCTCTAACAACTGCATTTGATATGTTTGGGAAAAGAGGAGCAACAGTTGCCACAATCCTATCTAAAAATCAATTGGAGATAAAAAAATTGAATCAGGATTTCATTGATTCAAAAGATGAAGCAGCTGGAATGGCAGATATAATGGATAGAGGATTAGCTGGGTCTATGAGAAAACTAAAATCACAAACAGAAGCTGCTGGGATTGAACTTGGAGAAGTTTTAGCTCCAACGATTAATAAATTAGCTCAATTTATTGGAAGTTTAATGGATAAATTTTCAGGACTTTCTGATAGAAGTAAAAAATTTATTGTTATTGTTGCAGGTTTAGTGGCGGCAATTGGTCCTGCTTTAATTATAATTGGAAAGATGGCAACTGGTCTTGCTGCTTTAATACCTATATTTAAAGGAGTTGCAGCTATGACAGTGAGAACTTTAATTCCTGCTTTTAAAAGATTGTTTGTTGTTATGATGGCAAATCCTATTTTTGCAGTAATTGGAGCTTTAACTGCTTTGGGTGCTGCAATTTTTAGTTATGTATCTTCATCAAAAAAGGCAAAAAAAGCTGCACAGGAACAAGCAGAAGAAGAGAGGAGACTTAATGCGGAACTGAGAGAAAGAGAGAAAAATTTAAGAAATATTGCTGCAATTGATTATAATTTAGAAGTCACTGAACTGAAAATGAAAGGAGCTAGTGAGGCGGAAATTCAATTAAAAGCAGTTAATTTTCAGTTGGACTCTATGAAAGAACAACTCAAAAAATTGGAAATAGGGACAAAGGGTTATGAAATTGTAGAAAGGCAAGTAAACAGTTTATTGAAACAAAAAGTTGAACTTGAAAAGAAAATTGAAAAAGCAACTAAAAAAAGAAATAAAGGGACTCAAAAAATAACAAATGGAATTATTGATGAAAAAAAGGAAATTAAAGCATTAAATATAGAGTTAGCACATACCAAGAAGATTAATGAAAATTTAATACCAAAAAAATCAATAAAAAGTTTTGAAGAAATAAGTGGAGTCATTACAAAATTAACTTTTGAGCAAGATTTGTTTAATGCTGGAATGGGAATGTTTGGAGATATATTGACTAGCTCATTAGATAGTGCTTTAACTTCACAAGAAAATTTCTTTGATGTTTTTGTTGCAAACATTAAAAAAGCAATACAAAGTTTATTGATTCAGTTAGCAGTAATGACTTTAATAAAATCACTAATGGGGGGAGGAACTGCTGCTTTTAGTATATTAAGCATAAAAGAAAATTTAGGAAGTATAATGGGATTTGCTGAGGGTGGTTTGGTTACAGGTCCAACAGTGGGATTAATTGGAGAAGGGATTGGAACAACTGCATCAAATCCTGAAGTTATTGCTCCATTAGATAAATTGAAAAACTTTATCGGTGGGGGTTCTCAAAATGTAATAGTTGAGGGAGTTATTAAAGGGAATGATATATTTTTAAGTAATAGAAACACAGGAACTAACAGACAAAGAAGCGTTTAATGGCATACGGAAAAAAATATGAAATTGACTATAAGTCAATGGCAAATGAGAACTTCACTTTGGAGTTTTGGGTTGATGGTTGGGCTGGTTCATCAACAGAAATTAATCTTGGTTCAAGTGGTCCAGAAATAAAATATGAAACAAGTGGACAGGAAAAATTCACTTACATCTTAGCAAGTTCTTTGGATATTCCTTTCATTGTGGAGGATGTTGGAATGGAGGATTTTATTACAGATTTAAGAGATGGAACTTTTGAAGAACAGGATGTATATGTCCATTTGTTTAACTCTAGAGATACAACAAGACCCATTTGGAGTGGTTTTGTTATTATGGATTTAGCAGCAAAAGAAGATGTTTCTTTTCCTTATGAGGTAAAATTAACAGCCGTAGATGGTTTGTCATTATTAAAGGAAAGACCATTTGTGAGAGATACAAACACAAGCACAGGAGCGGCGGTTGAATTTCCTTACGAAAAGGAAGATGTTTATTGGAATAATTATGATGATGTAGTGGATTGGATTGAAATAATTTTACTAAAAACAGGAGCGGCTCAAAGTGCTCAAGGACTTTCACTTAACTACACTTTTAAAACTTCAGTAAATTGGTATAATGCAGCAATGCCAAGTGCTACTCAAGCTGATGACCCTTTAAGGTGGACGCAATGCAAAATGAACTCTTTATACACAAAAGATGAAGATGGATTTTTTACTCCAAAATCAACTTATGAAGTTTTAGAGGCATTATGTAAAAGTTGGGGAATGAGATGTGTTTATTGGCATCACACTTTCCACTTTGTGCAAATATCTCAATATCAAATAAATGAATCAGGAACAACAGCTTCCCAAATAAATATCCCAACTAGAGAATATTATTACAATGGGGGAGTTAGATTAGACCAAGCGGGAATTGGTGAATCAAATTTTGGTTTATATGATTTACAATTTGAGAACGTTACTAATGTAAACAATGCGGGGCTTCAAAAATTAGAGGGGACTCAATATGATTTTTATCCACCAGTGAAAAAAGTGGTTGGAAACTTTAGTGTTTTTGAAGATGGAAATAATTTTAATGGATTCCCCGCATTAGACCAAACAACAGGAACAGGAATAATAATAAAATCGGCTGCAATAGATACCTTTAAAGATGCAGCAAATGGGGATGGTTGGTTTTGCCAGATTCCACTTAATTTTTCAAATATTTCCTCCATCAAATTAGGACTATTAGATGTTCAAATTGGTTTTTCATCTCCAAGAGTTTTGGATATGAAAGTTGTTTTTTCAATTAGAGCAAAACAAACGGGAGCTGCTAGTTGGGATAAAATGTTGGTTGATATTGGGGGAGTTTTATCTTGGATTACCTATGATGTTTCAGTAACTACTTTTCCATGGATAACAAATACACAGCCAAATATTCCTGTGGGAACAAGTCAAAGAATAATATTTGATTCTTCTCAGTATGCTGGGGGAGTTATTCCAGTAGATACCGCATTTACTGGAGATTGGGATTTTGAATTTTTCACTGTTACAAATGGTATTAACTCAAATAGAACACATTATCATGGAACACTAACAAATCCAAACAACTCATTTTTTCCAAACATCGCAAGAGCGGGAACTACGAATACCAATTTTGGATATAGTAATGTATTTAATAGTTTCAACCAATATACTGGTATATTTGCTGAGGTTTCAAGTGGAGTAATTGGCTCAAATTCTATTCAAAACCAAATTACAACTAATACAACGGATTCTTATTCTATAGAATTAAATGATTTATATTGGGGAGATAGTGCATTAACAGACATTCAATCAACTTTAAGGGTTTGGAATGGCTCTGCTTTTGTAAAAACTTCTGATGCTGGAGAGTGGGGATTGGGAACAGTTTCAGGAACAGAGGATTTTGTTGTTTTATTAGCAAAGGAAGTAATAGCAAACCAAAGCACTTCATCTTTACGCATGAATGTTACTTCTGCATTAAGTGAAACAGACAAAGAAACTTCGAGTTATTTAAAAATGGTTAATCCTGTGGGAAGATTAAAAGATGTAAATTCTCAAAAATACGTTTTTTTAAGTGGGACATATTCAACATTAAGAGATGAATGGAGTGGCGTTTGGTTTCAACAGACTTATAATTTACCAACAGTTAACACTTTGTCAGATGAGATTCTTGGTCCAATTTCAGGACCTACACAAGGGGGTTCAAATCAAGGGATGAATTTGGGAATGGGAGTTCAATCTATGATGCAGCCATGGGCGGCTACTACAATATCAACAAGAGTAACGGCGGGAAGTATAACATCACTGCCAATTAATGAACTTGGAACTGCAATTTTTGTAACAGGGGATAGAATTTTTGTAGATGATAGAGAGGGAAGTGGACAAAGAATTGCTTTTCAAATTAATGCAGACCAAGCCGCTTCTGACACTACTTTAACTGTTGTAGCACAAACAATTGATTTTGATTTAAGAGTTGGAGCTATTATTGGAATAGACAATGAAAACCTTATACAACAATACCAAAGGAAAACAGAGGGAACAATAGCGGGGATGCCAGTAACTTCAAATGGTATAGGAAAGTATGAATATAAAGGAGGAACTTATTTTATGGTAGGAGTTGACACATATTTTGTAAAAATTCTTCCCCGAGATTTTGTTATTAATGATGATGGTTCAAATGAGGCTTTAGAATTTAAAGATGGAACAAATACAGGTTTGACTGTTGGGGATTCTAATCAAGAAATGATTGCAACAGTAAATATACCCAGTGGAACAACAGCAACAGAGGTTACAATATGGAGCTCAAGCACAGCAAGAACTGTTGAAATTTATGAGGCTAGTGTAGCTTCAAACGGAATAGGTTCAGCAATAGGGACAGGAACTGCAGATGGAAATCCTATCAGCATAACAGCAACCTCTGCAACCACACTAAATTATTTAGTAATATTAGTAAAAGTTACAAACACTTCAAACAGAGTTTTTGGTGGAAAAGTAACATTAACACAAAATTAAAAATGAACGAAAAAACAAAAGACATATTAGAGTTATCAGTTGCAAATGGAGGGGCTGTTGGATTAAGTTTAGCACAAGTTAATGAGGTTTTGCTAACTATTTCAATAATATTGGCAATATGCGTTTCTCTAGTAAAACTTGTAAAAAAGAAAAAATAAAAATCATGAAAACAATCTGTAAAATTTTATACTACATTTCATTTAAAAAGATTTGCTTGGGGCACTGTAAAAAAAAGTAATGGAATATTTTAAAATAAAAGAATTTGCAAGTCCTGACAAACCTAAATCAGGAAAAAACATGGATATTCAATTTTTAAGATTCATTGATGAGTTAAGAAAACGCTGTGAATTTCCCTTTATTGTAACAAGTGGATATAGAACACCTGAATATCATCAAAGTCTAACAGATAGAGGATATCACACATCTCCAACCTCTGCACATTTAAAAGGATTAGCTTGTGATATTGTTATGACTGATTCCAAAAAAAGAGCTCGCTTTGTTTATGAAGCAATGGAACTTTGTAATGAATTGAGTTTACCATTTAGAGTGGGATTAGCTGGGAAATCAAAAGGTAATTTTGCCCACATTGATATAGATGAAACAAAACAACATCCAAAAATATGGATATACTAACAAAAATATTTGGAGGGTCAGACTTAGTTAAAGAAGTCGGAAAAATAGCTGATGACCTTATAACTTCAAAAGAAGAAAAAATAATCTTAAAACAACAGATTGAAGCAAAGATTCTAGAACATGAATCAAACATGCAGAATCAAATCTCAGAAAGATGGAAGGCTGATATGAACTCAGATTCTTGGCTTTCTAAAAATATCCGACCATTAACATTAGCTTTTTTACTTTTTGCATTAACAATTTTCACTTTGATTGATTTCAGTTTTTTAGGATTGGAAATACAAGAGGCATGGATTGACCTATGGCAAATGTTGGCAATTACAGCTTTTGGAGCTTATTTTGGTGGTCGGTCTTGGGAGAAAATAAAACGTAAGAATGAAAAATAAATACTTTGAGTTTAAAGATGAAATTCTTGAACTCTTTGAAAATGGCGTAGGTTATACTGAAATAGCAAGGCATTTAATTGACAAATATTTGCTTGATGTTTCTCCTGACCATTTAAGAAAACAAATTTCTTCAGTTGTTTCTTATTTAGTTTCAGATAAAGAAATAGTTGAGGAAAATATTAAACTAGCCAAACAGAAACAAAGAGCTCAGGATTTAAACAGGATAGCAAACAAATCATTTAGAGAATATGCAAGAGAGGAAAATGCTCTAGTGGAATACAACAAAGAACTTATTAAGGTTTTAAAAGAAAATTCTTTGGATGTAAAACTTACCAAACATAAAACAAAAAAAGGTTCTGTTGTGTTGGTTCAAATAGCTGATACACATTTTAATGAATTGGTTGATATGGAATCCAATCAATATGATTTTAAAATTGCTTCTCAAAGATTACAAAAATTTGCTTACTATGTTAAAGAATATGCTAAACTCCACAAAGCAACTTCTTTTCTTGTTGCTATAACTGGAGATTTGATTAATTCAGACAGGAGATTAGATGAGAAGCTCTCAATGGCTACAAATAGGGCTAAGGCTACCTTTTTAGGAGTTCATCTCTTAAAACACTTTATATTGGATTTACAAGAGTTTGCAGATGTTAAAGTTTGCTGTGTAACTGGTAATGAATCACGAGTTAATCAAGAGCTTGGATGGGTTGATTTATGTGCATCGGACAATTACGATTTTACGATATTTGAGATGTTAAGGTTATTACTTCCAAAAATTGAGTTCTTGAGGGGAGATAATGCCTTGGAAATGGTTATATCAATAAATGGAAATAATGTTTTGGTCATTCATGGACATCAATTGGGAAGAATGACTTCTAATGATGTGGGGAAAGTGGTTAGTAAATACGCTCACAAGGGAATAATAATTGACTTCATTATTTGTGGACATTTACATGAAACAATGATTCGGGACTCTATTGCAAGAAGTGCTTCCTTAGTTGGTTCAAATGCTTACTCAGAGAAAGCTCTTAACTTAAGTGGAAAGGCTGCACAGAACATTTATATCTTCACAAATGATGGTAGACAAGATGTGAGAATAGATTTACAGGAAACAGATGGGTGGGATGGTTACAATATAGATGAAGAGTTATTCTCCTATAATACCAAGAGTTTATCAAAAACCTATAAAAAAGATACTATATTTAAAATAATTATTTAGATTTGCAAAAGTTTTTGTAATAATTAGTTGTGAGGAGAGTCGGATTTAAAGGGGTTCGGCTTTCTTTTTGCTTAAAATCCACTATAATTAATGAAAAGTTGATGAAACGTTAATGTTTTTAACAACCAAAAATCACTAAAAAACACTAAAAAAAGTAGGAAAAACACTGATTTACTAGGTTAGAAAAAAATATTTTCAAATTTCTTTGTTTTTTGTAATAGTGTTAAAAAAATTACTATATTTGTATTATAATTAAACGAATTAAAAACATTAAAATTACAATTATGGAAACTACACAATTACAACTTACAGAAAAAGAATTGAGATTATTAACAGACGCTTTGTTTCATAGATGGGGGTTTGAAAAATTAGAAGAAAAACCAGAATCTCTTGCTTCTAAATTATTAGAAAAGCTTTATGATTCAAAAGATGAATTAAAAAAATAATTAAAAAACCTTTGGCAATTATAAATTTATTTTTATATTTGTACCATAATTAAACGAATTAAAAAAACTAAAAATTAAAATTATGAAAACTACACAATTACAACTTACTGAAAAAGAACTACACTTTCTTTCAATGTTATCAAGAGG